TTAACGCTGAAGTGAACCGTCAGCGCGCAGAGATCGAGGCAATGTTCAACCTTCAATCGCAGCGAGAGCAGGCGATCTTACAGCAACCGGCACCACAGCCGATGATGCCACAGGGGATGATGTATGGTTGAGGAAGCGGACCTTCATAGAGCTGCGATAGCGCTGAAAAACAGTATCGCTACCAAGGCTTTGTTCGACGCTCTTAAGAAGAACTATACAGAGATGTGGATGTCATCAGATCCAGATGACTCCGAGGTAAGGGATGAGGCGTATCTGATGATACGTGCCATCGCGGATCTACAGGGGCAGATTGAGACGATGGCGTCAGCCCCAGATGTAGTCGCGTTTAACCGCCGCTTGAAGGGGCGATAATTTAGGAGTATTTACTTATGAGTTTAACCGAGCAGTCGCAGACCCGCGAAATCGGTGTATCAGAAGCTGCAAACCGTATGGCGGCACTACTGGGAGGCGATGAGCCGAAACCCACGGCGCAGCAGGAAGCAGCTCCTGCCGAGGCACAAGAGGCCGAGGCGACGGCAGATGAGGTCATTGAGACCCCAGTGCAAGATGAAGGTCACGCTGTAGAAGCGTCAGACGGCACTGAGGAGACCGAGTATGTCGGGGACCAAGAAGGTGGCACAGAAGAGAATCTGTCACCGGAATCGCTCGTAACCGTCAAGATTGACGGACAGACGCAGCAGATCCCGTTGAAGGAAGCTCTGGAAGGTTACCAGCGACAGTCCGATTATTCGCGTAGAATGAACCAACTCCGCGAGGAGAAGGTCGCATTCGAGCAAGAATCTGAGGCAGTAAGAACGGAACGCCAGCAATACGCGACCCTAATCGAAGCACTTGACCAGCAACTCCAGCAGTTGATGCCGCAAGAGCCAGATTGGGAAAGGTTGCATAAGGAAGACCCGTTAAACTTTCCTCTGGTCGAAAAGCAATGGCGAGACTACCAGTCCCGCATGGCTGCGACGAAAGCCGAAAAGGAACGTCTCAGCTATTTGCAGCAGAAGGAAGAACAGGATCGGTTGAAGACCATTGTGGAGCAGGGTCGCCAGTATTTGGTGAAGCAGGTTCCAGAATGGAATGATGCCGATAAGTGGAACGAGGCACGGACACGTCTAAAGGAATACGGACAGCAAGTCGGTTATTCTGAAGACGAGCTCGCCCAAGCCTACGACCCACGAGCAATTCTTGTTCTTGAGAAGGCAAGGAAGTACGACATGCTAATGGCTAAGAAACCACAGCCTGATAAGAAGGAAGGTCCGAAGCCGTTGCGTTCAGGAAATGTTGCCTCCGCACCTAAGCAGCAGACCGAAGTTGCTCGCGCGAAAATGCGTCTCAGTAAAACCGGTAGCGTCGATGACGCTGCTAAACTCTTTGGTCTAATGGAAAGCAGGAGACGATAATGCCTTCAGTAGCAAATGTTAAAACGTATAACGCTGTAAACGAACAGCGCGAAGATCTCTCAAACATCATCTATGACATCAGCCCGACCTCGACACCGTTCATGTCGAACGTAGGCCGCGACACAGCTGACAATACTTACTTCGAATGGCAGACCGATGCCCTCGCAGCAGCGAACGGCTCAAACGCCCTCGTCGAAGGTGCAGACGCTGGTAACACGGACTTCACCGATACAAACCGCGTTGCGAACTACACGCAGATTAGCGGCAAGGTCGTTGCAGTTTCGGGTACAGCTCAAGCTGTAAACATGGCTGGCATGCGCACACTCTTGGCCTACAACCAGGCTAAGGCTGCGAAGGAACTCAAGCGCGACATGGAAAAAATCCTCCTGTCGAACCAAGCTGCTTCTGCTGGTAACAGCTCGACAGCTCGCTACACCGCTGGCGTTCCTGCATGGTTGATCACGAACTCGATCACCAACGGCGCAACGAAGCCTACGCTCTCGTCTTCGCCTAACGGTTATCCGAACACTGCTTGGACGAACCTCTCAACTGCAACGGACGTTGCTTTCACCGAAACCATGCTCAAGACGGCAATTCAGAACGTCTGGGCAGAAGGCGGCGAAGCAAAGATCCTCATGACGGGTCCGTACAACAAGACGGTTGCATCTGGCTTTGCAGGTATCGCTCAACAGCGCATCACCTACAATCAGGTTCAGCCTGCTGGCATCATCGCTACCGCTGACGTGTATCTCAGCGATTTCGGTGAAGTTTCAATGGTTCCGAACCGCTTTGCTGATGAGCGCTTCGCACTCGTTCTCGACCCAGAATACGCATCTGTCGCGTATCTCCGTCCGTTCGAAACGATTGACGTTGCCCAGACCGGCGACTCAATCAAGAAGGAACTCGTTGTGGAATACGGTCTCCGCATGAAAGCTGAAAAGGCTCATGCTGCTATCGCAAACCTCACGCCTTCAGCCTGATAATAAAGAGGGGCGGTTCGCCGCCCCTCTTTTCTCTTGGGGAGCAACATGAAGCAGCAAGACTATGCACCGGGTGAGTTCATCTTAGGCCATGACGGTTTTACCGGCACTACGACCAAGATGAAGGTCGAGCATGATGGCACGATGCACTTTATCGATACGACCGACATCAGCGATGTTGCGAAGTTCAACCAAGAAGAGATGAATAATGTTTCACGGACAACCAGATCTGGAGACATGGTTAGAGTCGCTCGTCTTCCTATGCTTGTTTTGTTGCAGCTTAAGGAGCGTGGTATTCTTCATGACAAGAATGCCTTGAAGCGGTGGTTGACTACTGAAGAAGCCCGTCCTTATCGGACTCACCATTACACGAGCTGACGATGACAATTACGAGTTACGCCACACTCCAGTCCGAGATCGCGTCATGGTTGAACCGTGACGATTTAACGTCTCAGATACCTACTTTTATCCAATTCGTGGAAGCTGATGTTAACAGCCGTTTACGCCACCAGAAAATGGTTGTGCGCGCTCAGGCTACCAGCAACCAAGAATATGTACAGCTTCCATCTGACTGGCTTGAGGCAATCAATTTGCACATCGTAGGCGGTAAACAGCCACTGCGTTACGTGACGCTTGATGAGGCAGACAAAATCCTGAAGCAGCAGATCATCACTCAGCCGTCATTCTATTCGATTATGGATAATGCGCTTGAGATTGTCCCTGCACCGGGATCGAATATCGATATTGAGATGATCTACTACGGTAAGATCCCGTCTCTCAGCAACACGAATACTTCAAACTGGTTACTGGTGAAGGCTCCTGACCTTTACTTATATGGTGCTCTCGTTCACGCTTCACCGTTCCTATTGGACGATCAGCGTGTCGGGTTATTCGCGAACATGTACAATTCGCGGCTTGATTCACTGCAACTTGAAAGCGATAAGGCGTTACACAGTGGTGGACCGCTGATTGCTCGTACGCGAATAACTTACGGATAAGGAGTTAGAAATGGCTGGTTTTACCAATTACTCAGAAGATCTCGTTCTGAACTGGATGTTTACCGCAAACGCGGCAACTCGTCCGAGCGCGTGGTATGTTGCACTTTACACTGTTGCTCCTGGTGAAGGTGGTGGCGGTACTGAGTGCTCAGGCACATCCTATGCCCGTCAAACTGTTGCGTTTTCCGTAACAGGTACATCGCCTACGACGGCTGCTAACTCTGCTGCGGTAGAGTTCCCGACAGCCGGTGGCTCTTGGGGTACGATTGTTGCGGCAGGCATTTTCACTGCCTCTACTGGTGGTACGCTTTTAGCTTTCGCTGATCTTACCGCGTCCAAGACAATCGATACCGGCGACGTGCTTCGCTTCAACACAGGTGCTTTGACCATCACCTTGGACTGATAAATGGCGAACGGTCGCGATTACGGTAGTTTCGATTACGGGTTAGGCGTTTACGGCACAGCATTAGTCGTAGATGCCACCTGTACGATGACGGCTACCTCTAACGCGACAGCGTCTGGTCAGCGTGTCAGGACTGCGGCAGACGTAATAACTGCAACCTCTAACTCGACAGCGACAGCGTCTCGTACGCGAGGAGTGTCAGCTACAGCGGCAGCTACGAGCAATGCCGCAGCAACCGGCACGCGCGTCCAGAACGCAATACTGAACGTAATATCCGTCTCCGCGTCGAGTGCATCTGCAACTTACACCAAACTGGCAGTTTGCGTCATACCTGCCACAAGTACCGCCGCCGCGTCTGGGACACGGGTTCGCACTGCGGCTGATGCTATTGCAGCGACGAGTGGCGCGACCGCTGGTCCGTATGTCATTCGAACTGTCAGCGAAACTATTGCGGCGCAGTCTGGAGCGACGGCTGACGGGTATGCCGTTCAGCTTGCCTCTGCCGCTGCGAGCGCCACTTCTGCTGCATCAGCCACCGCGACACGCGTGAGACTCGTTGCGGCTGTTTTAGCTTCACAGTCTGGCTCTACAGCAAACGCTATAGCAAAATGGCGTGGTGTTGCTAATATCGTTGCAGTATCAACAGCTACAGCAGAAGCGCAACGAGTTCTGCACGCTGTCGCTGGTGTGTTATGCCAATCTGGGATGAGTGCTGCGGGTCGCTATCTCTGGGAGCCTGAGGGTATCCAGTCAGAGACGTGGCAAACGCAAGAAAATGTGATAGAGAATTGGTCAACGCAAAGTGTTAGCTCTGAGTCATGGGATAGCAGTGTTATCCCGTCAGCGACATGGGTGCCGCAGACTATCTCTAGCGAGACTTGGACAGTTAACTAGGAGTTACCGTTATGGCGGATACCTATACCACGAACCTTAACCTGACGAAGCCTGAAGTTGGAGCATCCCGCGATACGTGGGGCACGAAGACCAATAGCGACTGGGACATCGTTGACGGTCTCTTCAATGCCGCAGGTAACGGCACGTCAGTTGGTCTGAATGTTGGTACTGGTAAGACCTTGACTGTCAACGGTACTCTGACTGGGACTGGTGTCTCGACATACCTTGCATCTCCTCCCGCGATTGGTGGAACTGCGGCTGCTGCGGGTACATTTACGACGCTCAACTATACAACTGCGGTCGGCGCTACATCTGAAACTGTCCCTACAGTTGTCGGTGGTACGACGGCGTCATCGACGTTGACTCTCAAATCAACTTCAGGCGTCGGCACATCTGATGCGATCTCGTTCAAGGTTGGCAATAACGGCGCTACGACCGCGATGACTATCAATACCAGCGGCAACGTAGGTATTGGGACGAGTT